ATTATAGGACAGCTAACCTGTTTAGTACCAGGAGCTCACGTACTATTAATGTCCCCAAACTATTCATTATCTCAAATATCATTTGACTTACAGAGAAATCTCATCAAGCATTTTGATTTAGAGGTAACACGAGACAATGCAAAAGATAAAGTTATTGAACTATCAAACGGTTCTACAATACGAATGGGTTCTATCAATCAGGTAGACTCAGTAGTTGGTAGAAGTTATGATCTCATTATATTCGATGAAGCAGCACTTACAGATGGACGAGATGCCTTCAATGTTGCACTCAGACCTACACTAGACAAAGAAAACTCAAAAGCAATTTTTATATCTACTCCAAGGGGTAGGAATAATTATTTTGCAGAATTTTATTACAGAGGCTACTCAGAAGAGTTTCCAGAGTGGTGTAGTATAAAAGCAACATATCATGAGAATCCAAGAGTAGCAGACGCAGATATTGAAGAAGCTAAAAAGACAATGTCCCAAGCAGAATTTAATCAAGAATACATGGCAGACTTTAATGTATTTGAAGGACAAGTATGGGCGTTTAACCATGAAGAATGTACAGCAGATTTAAAAGAATTAGATACTAGTCAAATGGATGTCTTTGGAGGACTTGACGTAGGGTATAAAGATCCTACTGCATTTTGTGTTATCGCATATGACTGGGATAAAAAGAAATACTACTTAGTAGACGAATATATGGATGCTGAACGTACTACAGAACAGCATGCCATAGAGATACGAAAATTAATTGATAAATGGGACATTGATTGGATTTACATTGATTCTGCAGCGCAGCAAACAAGATACGACTTTGCACAAAATTATGATATTAGTACTATCAATGCAAAGAAATCAGTACTTGATGGAATCGGACATGTCGCAGGAATTGTAGACAATGATGATCTTATTGTAGACCAAACTTGCAAACAAGCGCAGATGTCATTAGATCAATACCAATGGGATCCGAATCCTAATTTATTAAAAGAAAAACCAAAACACAATATGTCATCCCACATGGCTGATGCTTTACGATATGCACTGTATACATTTGAAACTACAGCCACTACGTTTTAATAAGACCTGTAAAAAACAGTTCTTGACATATGATGTGACTTTTTGGTATAATTCTAATTAAGAGTTGAAATATGAAATTAAAAAGAGATTTAGTTAAATATGTACGAGACAAGGCTAAATCCAAATACAAGAAACAAAGTAGTTGTTATATTTGCGAAAGCAATATAGACTTAGATTTTCATCATTACTACGGACTGACCGAATTACTAGAAACTTGGTTGAAAAAACAAAATTATACTATAGAGAATGAGCAAGACATACTAGCACTTCGAAAGTCCTTTATTGATGATAACTGGGAGAAAGTGTATGATTACACAGTAACCCTCTGCCATAAGCATCATTTACGATTACATTCAATATACGGAAAAAGACCCAGATTGATCACAGCAGAGAAACAAAAACGTTGGGTCGAGAAGCAGAGACAAAAATATGGCATGGTACGATAGATTTTTAGGAAGAAGCGACGAAGAGAAGCTGAATCCTTCGCAATACGTTATTTCGAGAAACGAAGGGTTAACCGTAGACTCCCGTGAAGTAGTACCTAATTATCGTAACGCATATGAACAACTAGAAATCGTTAACAGAGCAGTTAATATGATTGTTGATGATGTTTCTGAAATCCCTTTCGCAGTTGGGGACAAACTAATTGGTACGAATAGCATACTAAAAAATATTCGTAAATCAAAAGTTAACTTACTTTTAAATATAGAACCAAANNCCTTTTCAGGATATTAGTACTTTTAAAAGAAACTTAATTATTGACTTAATGATTGATGGTAACATATTTATATACTTTGATGGTACTCATATGTACCACTTACCAGCAAACAAAGTTACAATTTATACTGATGATGTTAATTATATTCAAAAATATACATATGATAACAGCATCGACTATTCAGTAAATGAGATTATACATGTTAAAGAAAACAGCTTTAACTCCATTTATAGAGGAACTCCAAGACTAAAACCAGCATACAGAACTATGCAGCTACTTAGCAACATGAGAAGTTTTCAAGATAACTTCTTCAAAAACGGAGCAGTTCCAGGATTAGTACTTAAATCTCCAAATACTCTTTCTGAAAAAATTAAAGAAAGAATGTTACAAGCATGGAGCATGAGATACAATCCAACAACAGGAGGCAGACGCCCTCTTATATTAGACGGCGGATTAGAAGTATCTAGCCTAACTAACATTAATTTTAAAGAATTAGACTTCCAAGCTTCTATTACAGCAAACGAGAAAATAATACTAGAAGCCATGGGAATACCACCCATTTTAATGGATGGTGGTAATAACGCAAACATAAGACCCAATCACAGACTGTACTATCTTGAAACTGTCTTACCAATCGTAAGAAAGTTAGGATATGCATTAGAACGATACTTTGGATTCTCACTATCTGAGGATGTAACAGGAATACCTGCTTTACAACCAGAACTGAGAGACCAAGCAGCTTATTATGCAACACTTGTAAATACTGGAATTATAAGTCCAAATGAAGCAAGAGAAGCAATAGGCAAAGAACCTGTAGATGGATTTGACGATCCAAGAGTACCGCAAAATATTGCAGGCTCTGCCGTTAATCCTGAAGAGGGAGGTCGACCACCAGAGTCGTCACCAATAGAGGAAGAATAAAATTATGACAAAAAACATGATGGCAAAAGCATTATCCGACTGGTTCGTAGAACAAGGCGTCGAATCAATGGATTTACCAACCTACAAAAGCCATGGTACAGACGTTCCCGTAAAAGATTATCTGCTTAGACGAGCATTTGGATCTTGGAAACGAGTAATATCAGCCATGAAGAAAAGACATCCAGTAGTTGTTGCTGTTGAAGCTCCAGCTCCTGCTCCCGCACCAAAGGCTCCTAAAGCCAAGAAAGCGGAGAAGAAAGATGTCAAGTAAAATTTATCATTGGACTAGCACTTTTAAATCACTAGGCGAAAACGAAGATGGTGGTGTAGATATTAAAGGATCTGCTAGTACTAATGCTCTTGATAGAGCAGGCGACATAATCGAATCTGATGCTTGGACAAAAGGTGGATTGGAAAACTATAAAGGTAATCCAATTATTTTGTTTAATCATAATTATGATAAACCGATTGGTCGTGCAAAAGATTTAAAAGTTACAGACAACGGCTTAGAAATATCTGCAAAGATATCTAAAGCTGCTGGTGATGTAACGCAATTAATTAAAGACGGTGTCCTTGGAGCTTTTTCTGTTGGTTTCAAAGTCAAGGACGCTGATTATATGACTGAAACTGACGGATATAAAATAAAGGACGCGGAGCTTTTTGAAGTTTCTGTAGTATCAATACCTTGCAACCAAGGGGCAACTTTTGGACTAAGTAAGTCATTCGATAGCATGGAAGAATACAACAAGTACAAGCATACTTTTTATACGGCTAACTCAAACGATTCAGCAGACGCTGTTGAAATTGAGCAGCCAAGTACGGCGAAAGCCAAAGAAATGGAGACAAATATGTCAAAAGAAAAACAATCTCCTGAGAGCAACCCAGAGTTTAATCTTGAGTCATTTGCTGCAGAAGCTGCTGAAAAAGCAGTTGCTCAGTATGCAATGAAACAAGCTGAACTTAAAGCTGCTGAACAGAAGGCTGCAGAAGAATTAGCTCAAAAAGCTACTGAAGAAGCTGAAGTTCAAAAAGCCTCCGAGGAAGCAAAACAGGAAGAGCAAAAGACTGTAATCCAAGCTGGATTAACAGGTGCTGAAAAATTAATGTCTGACGTTGAGAAACGTGTGAATGATAACTACACTAACTTAGAAAGTGTTGTTAAATCACTAGAAGCTCAACTTGCTGAGAAATCTGAAGAAATCATGAACATTCGTGAGTCTAAAAGACATTTCTCTGACAGACAAGGTAACAACGGCGATTGGAAGAAATCCTTCGAGCAAGACATTGCAGATGCTAAATTTGCTGGTCTAGCTACTGGAAAAGGATGGGAAACTCCAATGGCAAAATCTTTGATGGAAAAAGTAAATCAACATTCAGGTGTTGAAGTTTCATCAGCTGATTTCGAACAAGTTGTTTCAACAAACATCGAAAGAGATATCGAAAACGAATTAGTTCTAGCTCCTCTATTTAGAGAAATCGCTATGACTTCTGCGAATATGATTATCCCAATCTTACCAGATGCAGGTTATGCAGAATTTACTTCTAACCAAGCCGCAACTGGATCATCTCCTTATGGTAACTTAGAAACCAGAGGCGACACATACGGAGCACCTTACACTGGTGTTACTATGACTGAAAGGACTCTTTCAACTAAGAAACTTATTTCTCAGTCTTACTTAGGTAATGAAACTGAAGAAGATGCTATCATGCCAATTCTACCTTTAATTAGAGAGTCTATGGTAAGATCACACGCTAGAGGTATTGAAAACGCTATCCTAGCTGGTGATGATGCTGATGGTGTATACGGAACAAGTGGAGCAGCTTTTGAAGGGCTTCTACACTTAGCAAGAAATGACAGTGATTATACACAGTCAACTACTGCTTTCGCTTCTGACACTGTTACAGCTGCAGAACTTCTTTCAATGAGAAAAAATATGGGTAAATATGGTGTTAACCCAGCAGACGTAGTTTATATTGTATCACAAAGAACATACTTTGAACTACTAGAAGATGCTGAATTCCAAGATGCTAATTTAGTAGGCGACATGGCTACTAAACTAAGTGGTGAAATCGGACAAGTATTCGGATCAAGAGTACTACTATGTGACGAGTTCAAAACTCCAGCAGTTGGAACATTCGCAGCTATCGCTGTTAACCCTAGAAACTTTGTATTACCAAGATTACGTGGTGTAACCGTGGAATCTGACTACGAAGTTGCTGCTCAACGCAGAGTGCTTGTTGCTTCACAAAGAATTGGCTT